TGTTGCATTTATTGTTGCTCTGGTTTAGAGCAATAAACGGGCTTTGAAAGCTAACACCTGAACATGTGTATAAACTGTTCATCAACCCAACGCTCAATCTTGTGGCTAGGAGGCCAACATGAAATACGATATCCAAAACCGCCACACTGGAGAAATCCAGTTTACGGCTGACTTTGCCTGCGCCAACGACTTTTCGGACTCAGTAAAAATTGGTCTGGCCGTAAGATGGGCTATAGAAAACGACGTCGATCTGAGCGGTGCTCTCCTAAATGGTGCCAATCTGCGCTATGCCAATCTGAGTGGTGTCAATCTGCGCTATGCCGATCTGCATGGTGCTCTCCTAAGTGGTGCCAATCTGCGTGAGGCCAATCTGCATGTTTCCAATCTGCGCTATGCCGATCTGCATGGTGCCAATCTGCGCCATGCCAATCTGCGCCATGCCAATCTGCGCTATGCCGATCTGAGCTATGTTGATCTGCGCTATGCCGATCTGCATGGTGCTCTCCTAAGTAATGCCAATCTGCGCTATGTCAATCTGCATAGTGCCAATCTGCATGTTGTCAATCTGCGTGAGACCGATCTGCATGGTGCCAATCTGAGCTATGCCAATCTGAGTGAGGCTGATCTGACTGGGGCCAATCTGCGTGGGGCCAATCTGCGTGGGGCCAATCTGCGTGGGGCCAATCTGCATGGTGCTCTCCCAAGTGAGGCCAATCTAAGTAAAGCTCATGGTATTTTGCGTGTTGGGCCGAGCGCCGACGGCCACTCTTGAGCGGAGCGGATAACGTTTGTAAACTTTATCGAAGCACAGATGTTACCCAATAAGATCTGATTAGTCAGGTCTTATTATGACACCTAAACATGTGTATAAACTGTTCATCAACCCAATCTTGTGGCTAGGAGGCCAAAATGAAATACGATATCCAAAACCGCCACACCGGAGAAATCCAGTTCACAGCTAACTTTGGCTGCACCGACGACGTTTCGGACCCAGCAAAAATTGGTCTGGCCGTAAGATGGGCTATAGAAAACGGCGTCGATCTGAGTGGTGCTCTCCTAAGTGGTGCCAATCTGCGGTATGCCGATCTGAGTGAGGCCGATTTGACTGTGGCCGATCTGTGCTATGCCGATCTGCATGGTGCTCTCCTAAGTGGTGCCAATCTGCGCTATGCCGATCTGAGCTATGCCAATCTGCGTGAGACCAATCTGCGCTATGCCAATCTGAGTGAGGCCAATCTGCGCTATGCCGATCTGCATGGTGCTCTCCTAAGTGGTGCCAATCTGCGCTATGTCAATCTGCATGGTGCCAATCTGAGCTATGCCAATCTGAATGAGGCCGATCTGACTGAGGCTAATCTGTGCTATGCCAATCTGCACTATGCCGATCTGCGTTATGCCTATCTGAGCTATGTCGATCTGCGTTATGCCGATCTGTGTGAAGCTAATCTGAGTGGTGCCAATTTGCGTGAAGCTAATCTGAGTGGTGCCGACCTAAGTAAGGCTCATGGTATTTTGCGTGTTGGGCCGAGCGTCGACGGCTATGAATTTTTCAGCGTGGTCAGGGATGACCAAGTATGGATTAAAGCCGGTTGCCGATGGTTCACATCTGACGATGCCCGGACTCACTGGAACAAGACTCGCGGCGGTACATCACTGGGAGCGGAGCGGATAAGCTTTGTAAACTTTATCGAAGCGCAAGCTGTTCATCTCCCCAATCTTGTGGCTGGGAGGCCAACATGAAAACTGAGACAATGACATCACTAACAAACAAATCCTGCACCCATAAAATTTGGATGGCGGGTGACGTGACGCTGGCAAAGATAATTGTCCGAGAATACTGCGACAAGATCGGTGACTGTTATGCGGTCACCTCTTTGGACTATATATACACCGATGGCGACGAAGCTGGGTTTTGTGTGAGTCGCATCCAGTACCCACGTTTTCCGATCAGTGAGGCTGACATACTTAAGCGAACCAACGAACTTGCAAAACTTCTTTGTGAGGGGCTATGCCAAAAAAGCTATACGGTTGAAGGCCCTAGCAACACTGTTTGGTTTTCGGGTGATGATGATAAACATTGACCGCAAGGTTGCCATGTAACAAGGTGGAAAAACGTACGAGAAAAAGTGAGAAAAAAGAAGCATCTATAATGAACGAAAGTTCATCGTTCATCAACCCAACGCTCAATGAAAGGGCACGACCATGTCACTCAAGATCATCCAAACCGGGACCAGTAAGCACGAAGATATAGATACAGAGTTGTTCACTGGTATCATCAAAGAAGATGGTAGGTCTACAGCGTACGCAACTGTCATCAACAAGAAAGGGATCTACTGTGATCTCATGTTTGACGATGGGTCTGATCCTTTCAGCTTTGCAAATGAAGGGGAAGTCTATATGTCTTACAAGGACACTCTTGAGTTCACGCTCATGACCTACGAGCTTTCTCAGTTTTAACGGGCTTTGAAAGCTAACACCTGAACATGTGTATAAACTGTTCACTATGTCAAACACACTAAGCTCAAGGAGCATTACTATGACTATGGCCATCATCAGCACTATTGCTAGTGTCACTATCGCTATCGCCCTCATCTACGGAGCTTTCGCAGTCAGCGTCACCTTTGGGTGGGTTGCTAGTGTGCTCCTTGGGCTGGGTATTGCAAAGAATATCATAGGGCTGATCACCCTGATGGTTCTTGTATTCTCGAAGACCGAAGCAGCATAAACCACGATAAAAGGCAGAAACTAAATTCTGTCCAAAAAATAACTAACAAGTCAGCACTAGAATGCTGGGCAAAATCAATCGTCGTCATACAAAAAGGAGCACGACATGTTCAACTTCATCAAAAAAATCGTTCGTAAAGTTACGGACAAAACAATCAAGTTTCAGACCCAGCTTCTGGACTTTCTGAAGTCGTTCTTCAAGACGACGAAAGAGGACGCTCCTAAAGAGGAAACTCAGACGGAGGAAAGCGCCTCGACTTCCACTGATGAGTCTTCCAAACTGGAAGAACTGGTTGCTGCTAAAACTGCAGAGGCCGGAGAGAGAGCAAAAGCTTTCGATCCTCATTCTACTCGTCAAAAAGCACGTAAGACTAAACCTCTGCGTAAAGCCAACCGCAAGCCTCGTAAATAAAGGACACAACAATGATTAATCGTATCAAACTCTGGTTCCGCAACAAGTGGAACACTCTTCGCCGTAAGCCTGCTGCTCGTGCAGCTATGGCAATCTCTGTGGCCTGTGTTATGGGGGTTGCAGTCTACCTCTCGGTTGTAATGGCTTTTGATATCTTTGCCAGCGTGGCTAGCTCGGCTCTAGCTCTGGCTGTTGCAACCGTTGTGACTCTCAGCTTGTGTTTCATCACTCGTCTCTATGACGTCCACATCGAGCATCCCTCTCTTCACGGGCTTGCTACTTGGGCTGGAAACGGTTTTGCAGTTTTGACTGTGTTTCTAATGATGATGCCGCTGATCTTCCCCATGTCGATCTTGATCACAGCATGGGAAACGAGCAAACTTCTTGTCAAGGTGGTCTTGGCATGATAAATTTCATTTCAACCCTCTGTACAATCATAGTCACTATTATGGCTGCATCAGTCATTGTAGCTGTCTATACCATCGCGCTAGTGGTGTCAGAGGTAATCTGCGCAAAGAAGTAAGAGGTTCAATGAAGGAAACTCTGACAGACACCCGAGGTTAAGCTAATGAGCTTCTTCGGGTGTCTTGTAGTTTTGATAGAGAAAGCTGTTGAGTACTTGTTCTTCAAGTATGTCTGGCCTTCCCTAGAGAAATTCCTTAAACGTCTTATCAGGAAGGGAATCGGTCTACTGGTTATCCATATCGGCCCCCGACTGTTTAAGATGCTGCAAGTCATGTTAAAGGCTTGTGTAGGAATACAAGATATCCAAATAGCGTGATACGGATAACAACTCCCACCATAGAGACCGTGAATAGGATGTAAGAGGGTGGAACAATCACCCTACCGACGCTATAGAGATAACGCTGTTTCCGTTCTTTACGGGCACAGAGAAAAATTCAATGAAACAATCCAAGATGGAAACTCCGATGCGGAACTTCTTAGTAGATCTACTGGGTGTAAGCGCCCTATTCACCCTGCTTATTGCAGGTTTTTACATCACTCATGGAATCGGAGGATGACATGGCAAAAATAAAGGCGTTCCTGCATAGCAAATATATTCCCAAAGGAGAGTATGATGTTGATGTTTCTGAGACATATGAAGATGGCTCATTAGCTATTCATATCTCCAAAGACGGAGAACTGTGGTCTAGGCCTACAGCCTTTGTAGCTGGTGTTATGGAAAAAGCTGTTCCCAAACCCCTGCGTAGCTCTTTTGCCCTAGTTAAAGAATATTCAGAAAACGAGGGCGTTGCTAAAGCTCTCGAAGACGCTGGAATCCTAAAAAGGATGTGTACTATCCCAATAGGGTTTGGTTATGGCTATCTGTGTCAAATCAACGAAAAGATGCTAAAATAAGTTATGACGTGTCTATCGGGAAGTTTGATCGTAACCACACCTACAACTATCTAGCACAAATGTGCCAAGAATCCTAATAAAACCGTGCAAATCTGGTAATGTGAGTGATGTCTCTTTCCCCTCGCCCTTCGGGGCGGGGGGTAAATACCTAATTTTTTTTCAAGAGGCAAATAATGACAAATAACAAAATCCTAAAAACTAAGGAGATTACTGCTACAAACACCGAAAGTCTTGAGCGTAAAGTCGCTAAATACATTATGAAAGTTCGCCCAAATGGCGGGGTAAATCCCCTTGAATTCTTTGAATGTCGCGCCTATCTTAATAAACCAATCAAGCGTATGAGGATTACACACAGTGTCTAAAGAAATTGAAAACGCAGTAGAAACGTTCACGTTGTGGCGATCTGGTTTCGTAAATCGTTATCACTCACACCATGAGCATAGCCTCAGAAACTCGGCAGATCTCACAGACGCACATTCTGCTCGTATGGTGAAGCTGCTTTTGTCTCTTTTTAAAAAAGAAGTTGACCTACAAACAGTTTTGTATATCATTATGCATGATGCACCAGAGTTTGCAGCAGGTGACTCACCTCATCATGCTAAAAACAAATCTCCTGAACTAAAGAAAGCTCTTGACAATCTAGAATCTAATGAAATGAAGAGGTTTGAATTCCATTGTTCAAGGAGCTTTACTTACCCCGCAGCAGTTACAGACCGCCAGAAAGATATTGTCAGAATGTTGGATCAACTTGATAGCCTTCTTTTTCAAGCTTCTATAAAACCAGAACGCATGGATCAAGAGCTAACTCTGATTGCTGGCATCCTTAGTCAGGCATCTAAACTTGGTGTTCGTCAAGACGTGGGTCTTTTGATCGTACGAGCTTTCCGATTCTACGGATCAAACTATGACCTCGGATCAAACCCAAAGACAAGTGATATGGAAATGCAATCGGAGGCGTATCGAGTATGATTATATTCTACTGGATTCCCGTCATATTATCTTGGGTCGTCTACACCATAGTATGGTACTTCGATGCACCTTGGTGGATTGATTACCCCACATTTGGACTAGCTAGCGTTGTTTCAGGCCTAGTGCTAGTGTTCTTATTAATACTATCTAACAAAGACGGCTTCGGTCCAAGGTTCTAAGAGAAACTATCTGAAAGGGTAAGCTATGAAAAACGAATATCAAGTAATTACGCTTAGAAACGGTTATGAAATGTTTCTTGGAGAAAATCAACTTGAAGAAATCAATAAAGAATTTATTAAGAATGGAGTAATTCCTTATGAGCCTACTAGAAAAGTTGAAGCCAGCAAAGCAGAAGTCACAAAACAAAACGCTCAGTTCCCAGTCGTCGTTGGACTCATCAACGACAAACTGTCACACACCTACGAAAACAGTGATAGTGAAAGGCCAGTCGAAGAAATCTTCAAAAGCATGTTCTGGTAAGGCCAAGACGCAGGACCAGACTAAAGGATCGGTAAACCTTAGGTTTAACTTCTCTGGTTGGGGAAATAACCAAAACATAATCAAGAACGATCAGCCCCTTAGTTTCTCTATCTCTAGGACTGCAGCTCGTTACGGGGTTTCGAAATCTACTGCTTGGAGAACTACAAGGCTAAGGGAACCAACTTTCGGTAAAACTGGAGATATCCTTCAGGTCGTCGGAGACTACGATGATTCCTTTCGTATGAGAGCATGTCAAGAGGCTATTAAAGTAGGTCCTACTAAAGCCGCAGAAAAGTTTGGATGTAGTAAGGATTCTATTTATAACTGGTTAAAAGTTTACGATAACACTCATAACTACTTCCATAAGTAAGATAACAGGAGGCGGTGTGGAAGCATCAGAAACTCTAGAAGCCCTCGAACAAGACCTAAGTTACCGTCTTGAAAATCTTGACACCAGAAATGGTGCCTACTGGCTCACGGAAGAGAAACTATCTGCGGAAAACCTTATCGCCTTCAGTTACCCTCATGTTCTGAGAGCAATTGAGCGAAGAGGAACGCTGGTAGAGCTATCTGCTTCTATTGGTCGTAGGCTAAGACAAAAGAACAAGCTACCACAAGACTCTATTATGGAAATCCATGCTGGGTGGTTTATTGTAATAAGTTTCATAGACATTGGCTTGATTTCTTACACAAAAGAAAAGACAAATCGAAATACAAAGGTCTCTAAGCACAGAGCCTATGTTATTGTAGCAGAAGATTGGAAACGTCTCAAGACTCTGATTGATACAATCGATATGGACAATTGTGACATGTTTCCTGTCAATATCGTCCCAGCACCTTGGGCCAAGGGATATCCATATCATTCAACTACTGGCACACCAATTGTTAAAAGAGGGTCTGCCATGCAACTTAACCCATTTAAAAGACCCAGCGAAGAAATGGAAGTGCTTTTCTATGTTCTAAATAAACTAAGCAGCACTGGATGGAGGATCAACAAGGATGTCTTTGCAGTCTATGAACACTTCATGGAAAAATCCGAAGACTATAGTGAGTCTCCGTTCAAATATTATAGAGAGGTCGACAACAAGAAAAAACGGTCTATGCTAATAGAAGCGGAAGCCGTCCGAAAGCTTGCAAATCTCCACCTTGATAAAACTTTCTACCACTTATATAACTTCGACTTCCGTTAATCCTATGGCGGAAGTAAAACTCTGTGAATTCGGTAAACATCCAATGTGACAATACCGAGCCAAGCTAATTTTTAATTAGAAGGTGTAGAGACTATTATGTAGAGCCAAGTGGCTCGAAGCGCAGAGGCCTAGTATAGGTATGATATAGTCCGATCTTCTTAGTAATAAGGAGCAGAACATGCGAATATGGAAAGATATTAAAGGCTTTGAAACCGTATACCAAGTATCTAATAAAGGAGAAGTACGTCTTTTAGATACTCTTGTTCCCTTCAGTGGAACTATGGCGTTAAAAAAAGGTAAATATCTCAAGCCTACTAAAAACTCTAAAGGTTACCTGACTTTAGTTCTATGTTATAAATCAAAGAGATGCACAAAAACAGTTCATCAGCTTGTTGCGGATAGTTTTATCTTAAAGGTGCCTAGCTTGACACAGGTTAACCACATAGACGGAAACCCACTCAACAACAGCCTTTGTAATCTAGAAAGATGTACTCCTTCTCACAATCAACTTCATTCTTACAGGATGAATGGAAGGAAAAACCCAATGAGGAAACTTACAGAGCTAGAAGTGATAGAAGTAAAGAAGAGGCCTAATATGAAGAGGAAAGCTCTTGCAAAGAAGCTCAATGTCACGGAGTGGTGCATAAAACAAATAAGGGCTGGAAAAACTTGGTCGCATGTTACGGTAGAAGACTAACGATCTTCTGCGAACAATATGGGTAGGATTTACCCCAACACGGCATTCTTACATGAACAGTCTTCAGATAACGCTCGCGGTATCCTAATGCTGGACGAACCAGTCCCGCTAGGTCCTAACGGCCAAAAGTGGTTATACACCTATGCTGCAAATGTATGGGGAGAAGACAAGATACCGCTAAAAGAAAGAGTTGAATGGGTAGAAGATAACTTGCATTATATTAAAGATTACGCGCGCGATCCGCTTTCTCATCGTGGATGGATGAAAGCTGATAAACCTTTCTCTTTCTTAGCCTCTTGCTTTGAAATTGAAGCCTTAACTGCGTGGGAAAAGCGAGGTGAAGAATCAGAAGATTTCCCGTCTTGCCTACCGGTCTTCATAGACGGTAGTAACAATGGTGTTCAACACCTTGCTGCTATGTCCCGTGATGAAGAGGTTGCGCCTCTTGTCAATCTTGTACCTCAAGCTACCCCCGGCGATGTATACATGTTCATTGCTGATAAAGTATGGTCTAGGTTAGAAGACATGCGTAGCAAACTACCTAAGAAAGTAGTAAATAGATTTAGTGCTGTGCAAAGTAAGGGTATAGAGCTGCAAAAGAAGTACTCTGAAGCTCCTCTTGGGTCAGATCGTAAGGAAATTGCCTATAAGAATCTTATGAAATGGAAACAGAGTAATAGGGATCTTAGAGAAAAGCTATTCCCTGTCTATTGGCTCAAATTAACTAAGAAACAGAGGAGATCAAGCGTCAAGAGAAATACTATGACACTCGGTTATGGCGGTACCCCCTACGGTATGGGTCAACAAGTAATTGAGGACACCAGAGGTATTAGCGATTATCTGAGAGACAAGGACTATCTCTGGGGTATAATGTTAGGAGACTTAGTATATCGTACCTGTTATGATGAACTAAAAGGCCCAGCTAGAATGCTCAGGCTGTTTGAAACCCTTGCGGAGAGAGCAAATGAAGAAAATAAGCCGCTCACATGGCATACACCAACTACTGGGTTTCCAGTGGTACAAGAGTATCGAAAAGCAAAGGCTGTACGCGTACGCCTACAACATGGACCCAAAACTCTGTGGGTCCAAATTCAAGTTTGGGAAGAGAGTACTCTTAACGAAAGCAAGCAAAAAACAGGGGCTGCACCAAACATCGTACATTCGTTGGATGCTGCACACTTGGCCCATACTGTACATGATTGCTCATTTTCAGTTGTTGTGGTACATGACTCTTTCGGTTGTCATGCCGCCCATATGGAAGATCTCTTCTACAGGGTACGCAAAACGTTTAGACGGCTACATGAAATAGATCCTCTTAGAGAGATCTTAGAAGAACTTAACTCTTTAGATCTAATGCCAGAAAGAGGCAAACTAGATCTTAGCAAAATAGAGGAATCAGACTATGCCTTTGCATAATAAAGTAAAAGTAAATATATCAAGAGAACGAATTGAGAAGTTAAGGTCTCTTGGTTGTGCGGATTATATTCATATTGCTTTGCTTGAACGCATTGAAGAACTGGAGTCTGAAATAATAGCAATTTACAGCCTAGATCCCTGTGTAGAGCCTACCATAGTTTTTAAGGGTATGATGTTCTGGATAAAAGCACCGGGTGCATTCCAAGGTACTTTACCTAAAGATGCTGTTTGTCTGTTCAAAGTAATAGGGAGGGCTGATATTGAAGGAGCTATCGTTGGGATGGTCACCTATGATCCAGAGTCCGACTCAAGAGAGAAACTTGTCGCAATTCCGTTTGGATTGTGGCCTACAGTTGCAGTTAGGCAGTGTCTTCATCGACCCGTTTGACGACGCTCAGCACTGGTTGAAAGGAAAAGATGAGAAAAGAAGAATTAGATGAGCTACTTGACGAACTGAAAGAAATATGCGAGGATCTTAAGCTAGTCTACGTTGGACTCTTTTTACCTCCCCACTCTAAAAAAGACTATGTTGCAGTAGAACTAACAACCGCTAACCAGCACGCTAAACTTTTGAAAGCATTTGAGCGATCAGAATTTTGTGATATACTCTTCTGGGGTGCTATACCTTACATACACCCAGAAAGAAGAGAAGGACGTATTCTAGTTGCTTGGCCTGTAACATAAAATTAGGTGACGTTAAAGAAGAGGACAGCGCTAAGTGCGCACTATAAGAGAGCAAAATTTATAAGCTCTCGAAACACAGGATGTAATAAAACATGGCAATTATCAAAGATGCTACCATTTTCTGGTTGAAGGCTGACCCTAACAACCCTGTCAAAATCGGAGACGATAACGATGGTAATCCTCGTATGGGTTGGGAAGTCGAACTGCGAACAGAGGACAAGGCAGAGGCCAATAAGTGGCGTAAAGAGTATAACGCTACTAAACATGTAAAAGCTGTTCGAGAAGACAAAGACGATGAAGAGTCGACTATTCTTTTCTATCGTTGGAAGCTTCGTCGTAACCAGTTTAAGGCAAACGGCCAAGAATCCAGCCCGCCTGAGATCCTTCGCGGTGATACAGGAGAGGCCTTCAGCGATCCTAAGATCGTTGGTAATGGATCGATTGGTGATGTTCGTATCTTCACACGAGAATACACGCACGATGGTGTGACTAAACACGTTCATTACTTTCTTGGTCTCTCTGTTAAAGAGCTTCACCGCTATGTACCTCGGCCTAAAGAAGAGTTTGAGCACGTCAACTCTATGAAGGTTGTTGATCCAGATGGTGACGAAGATGGTGATGTTGGTTCTAAGGCACTAGAGAAAGCTGACGCCCAACCAAAGAAGGGTCGAGCAGCACCAAAGAGTAAAAAGACTACACCAAAAGATCTTGATGACGAAATCCCTTTTGACCAAGGGTGATAGGCCATGAATACCACCGAAGAGTGGCGTCTATCCCCCAGCTTGACCGATTACATGGTTAGTTTAGAAGGTCGTGTAATGCTTACCGGCTCGAAAGTATAAATAACAAAAACAAGGGGGGGCTATAATAGCCTCCCCAAACAACTGAAAGGGTTGAGAATATGTCTGAAAGATTCATGGAGTTCTACAGCGGTAATCTAAGCCTAGTAGATGAAAATTACAGCCTACACTTTATTGAGAGTGGACCCTGTGCCCAAAAGGGTTACATCATGCTTATTAGAGATGGGTGTTATACTATGGTTGATATGCGAGCGCATATGTCTTTAATAGAATCGAATGCTCGTTACAATAATATCGACATCTCTAACTGGGAATGGTGCTCTTGTGAAGTATTAGACGATCCTTATAAATGGGCTTTCTTCTTTGGGAAAACTTATGGCAACGAATGGAAGGACAATCCTATGGCTTTAGTAGAGCTTAAAACAAAAGAACAAATTATGATGTGTCGTGACCAGTTTGAAGAACGAGCGGCAATCATGGCAGAGGGTAACCACTGGTCTCAAGACTTTGCTGCGTACAAAGTAGCACGTCTCTACGGATACATTAGCGCAGAAGCCCTGCGTTATGATCTCTCTAAGGCACTTGATGAAATTGAAGAAGAAGCTTATAATGGATGATATCTTTGAAACTAAAAAAAAAAAGCGCCGTTTGAAAAGCAATTAGCAGACGTTAAAGATGAAGAGGTCTGTGTTGGTTGGTGGGTCCCCCACGTATTCAGTGTCAAGAGGTGGAGAGATGTAGTTGCCCGAAACGGAACAGAGAAAGAACAAACTTCAGCGTTGATAGGACTTAGAGGAAAGATGTATGACACAGAGAGACGCGCAAACTTTTATAACCACCACAAAAAAGAGGCAATCCCAGTGTACGCTAAGAAAACAGACCTTCTCCAGAGTGAGAAGGAACAGTCTTAACTATAACTAAAGAAGAGGTATTATATGACAACAGAACGTGAAAAAGGCCAAAACTCGGTGCAAGCTAAGCATCACCAACTGATTCCGGCAGAGGAAATGATCCGAGCCTTGCAAACTGGTAGGGACATTGGATACAATGACCTTGCTGCCTACATTGGTAGTAAGATCAATCCCTATGTTACACCGAGTGTGGTCAACGCACTAAAATATCAAACTCGTCTTGGTCGAAAAGATGATGAGCGTATTGAGCTAGAAAAGGCAATCTGGTATCTTATGGATGCTCACAACCGCATTTCTGATACACAGAAACAGCCACGGGAATTTGCTCCTTGGGCACACATGGGAAAGATTAAACAGTGTAAAGACCTTGGTGTAGACATGAATCTCTTTTATCCCGGTATTCCTAACGAGACTTTCCAAGGAGGAGACGAATGGCTAGACGAAGGTGTGTCTACGACACTGAAGCAAACGGGTTCCTAAGAAGCGCAGACAGATGGTTCTGCGGCGGTATTATAGACCTTGATACTAAGGAAGAAAAATGGTACGGTCCTCTCGAATTTGAAAAGTTTTTAAGAGACCTATGTACATACGATGTCCGCGCTGCTCATAACGGCGCGGGCTACGACGAATACCTACTTATTAAGCTAGCAAGACTTAACGGTATAACATGGTACAAGCATAATCACGATAAGTTTGTTGATACCCATGTTATGTCTAGAGTGCTCAATTATAATAGGTTTGATGCTTCTGATCAGAACTACCAAAACTATCTAAAATGGCGGAATGAACAGGGTGATTTTGGTTTGTTTAAAAAACCTAAGCTTGTCATGGGTGATAGCCACAGCCTTGCCCGATGGGGTATTCACCTTGACAACTACAAAGGTGAATGGACAGACTTTACTAAGTTCAGTAAAGAAATGTTTGAGTATATGAAACAAGACGTTCGTCTTATGGTTCCTATTTATAAAGAACTACTAGGCGAAGTAACCCATATAGTCAAGTCAGGGCAGAAGAACATTGTAAGAGCTATCCAAATTGAGACAGACTCTGCTAGAATTGCCGCAGAACAACTCATTAACGGTTGGTTAATTGATCGGAAAAGCGTTTGTGATGTTATCGATAAAATTGACAAACGTATGGATGAGATTACATCAGAAGTTAATCCTCGTCTTGGTAAAGAGCCTCAGAAGATCAGTGGAGATCGGAAAGGGTATAAATCTGACACCATAAGATACACAGACGAGTACGATCACGACAACTTCACTGGTGGCTTTGCTAAGAAATGGGCTGTTCAAAAGAATGGTCTGTTCTCGAAAGCACTTCGTGAAACCTTTGACTTACCAAAGGATGCAGGTAAGAAGAACAACTACGGTGTTTGGGGTGATTACTGTCGTGTAACATTCCGTGATGCTGATATTGGTTCTACAGACTCAGTTAAACGATATCTATGGAAAATTGGCTGGGAGCCAGATGACTGGAATGGTAAGTGGGAGTTTGACGAAAGAGGTAAACGTTATTGGAAAAGGACTTCCCCAAAAATTACTAGCACTTCGTTAGAGTTGCTTGATAACGCAGGAGACATTAATGAGTTTTACACTCTAAGGTCTCGTAAATCAATTATGGATGGATGGGAAGATCATTTTTCTGATGATGATCGTCTCCACGGAGATGTTATTAATATTGGTACACCAACCTTTAGACAGACTCAGTCCGTTATTGTAAATCTACCATCAGGTAATGCTACACTTGGGAAAGAAGTCAGAAGCCTCTTTATTGCTGAAGAGGGTTGGTCTGTTGTGTCGGCTGACTCCGCTGGTTGTCAGCTAAGGCTTCTAGCTCATTACATGAAAGATGATGAGTTCCTAAAAGAACTTCTCGAAGGAGACATGCATCAGAACAATGCTAATATTCTTTCTCGTAGTGCTACATCTATTCTTAAGTCATCAACTATTGTCAGCCGAGCAGATGCCAAACCCTTCATTTTTGCATTTCTTTACGGTGCCGGAGGGCCTAAACTTGCCAAGATTCTAAAGCTTCCCGAGTCTGTTGGTTTCCAACTTAAAGAGGAGTTCCAAAAGGCTTATCCAAACCTCGATAAATTGATCAATCGTGTTAAAAATATTGTAAAAAAGCAAGGATTTATCGTAGGTCTAGACGATCGACATATCTATTGCAATCAGCCTCATAAAGCTCTCAACTACCTCATCCAAGGTGCTGAGGCGATCGTTATGAAGGCAACTATCTCCATAATTTGGCGTAGGTTTAAAGAAGAGGGCATTGCCCACCGATTCCTATTGTTCTATCATGATGAGATCAATATTGAAGTAAGAAACGATTACGTTGAAAGAGCAAAAGAAATCATCATTGAGAGTTTTAAGGAAGCCCCGAAAGAATTCGGTGTTGACATTATGGTATGCGGGGATTGTAAAGCTGGAAAAGACTACTTTGAAGTCCACTAATCATAATAAGAAAGATAGGGTACACAATCAATGACCAAAGTTAAAAAGATTGACGACACTTATAGCATTGAGTTCAACAAAAACTTTAATGATAAACCCGGTAGAGTCTTGAGACATGGTTACTACACAGGTCTGAACTTTCACCATGACCTACCAAACTTCACTCTTTCTATGTGGTATAGAATTCTAGAGCTTGAAGAGTTCGTAAAATCGAAAGGTCTAAATGTCCCATAAGACTAAAAACAAAAAAGAAAACAGGCTACCAGACATATTGATTAACGTTGAGAATAAGTCTGGAGTCAGAATTATAGACTTCCAAAGGCAACCTACTGGAGACCCTATGAAAGTGTACATATCAAGAGATGGGGTTCTTCAAATTGTTCAAAACACAGACTTTGGAGTAGACACAGTCAGGTTTGACGTTAGGTGTCTTGCAGCACTCCTAAAGGCTCTAGGTGTAGATTGGGAAAATGAACTTGAAGGAAACTTCTCTCTACACCCCCAAAAGTATGGGGAGAAGGTATAAAAGAATACGCAGTGGAGAAGAAACCAAAGAATATCAAAAAGGTTAATAGGTTGCATCCTCTCAATGGAGAAAAAGAGTATCACCCGGTTACAGGACAGCTACGTCCAAGACCTTTTGAAAATGAAAGAGTCAATGACTGGAAATGGTTCAAACCAAAGACTATTCGCGGGGCAAAAAAGTAAACAATGGATACTAATATGAACAAATACGAATACGAAATTACCCACGAAGAGGGTGAGGAAGAAGAATACACTTACCGATTCCGACTAGAGGTAAAGTCTTTTCCAAATGTTGCAGTTGCTCTTAATGAACTAGCATCAAAGAAAGGGACAGATTACCCAATTGAGATTGTATCGGATTTCCCAATTGGAAAAGATGTTGCTTTTCAACAGGCTTATGAGGGGGTGATGACTGAAATCCTAAGTGCTGTAATGCAAGGAATTGATCTTGACCTAATTTCAAAGGAAGATGATAATGCAGGAAGTAATCCAGTATAAGCCAAAGAACAGGAGACTCTTAATCGATGGTGATATTCTTGTTCACATGGCTTGTTGGCAAAAACCAGCATCTAAGGCTGACTTAGAAGAGATGGAGTGGAGAGGTGCAAGTCTTAAGGAAATAGAAGCAGCAAAACAAACCTATCAGCCTTCAATTGAACACGCTCAAGACCGTTTTGAGCATTTTGTAGAGCACATATTTGAGAGCCACTACATACCAGAAGAAAAGGCTGTGTACTCAATGGCAGTTGGCAACTCCCAGGATAACTTTCGAAAAAAAATACATCCAGAGTACAAGCTCCAAAAAGCAAGGGCAACATCTAATAAGAAAAGAGCGCCTTATATTGATGAGCTAAGGTTCTGGGCAGTAGATGTATTTGATGCCCATTACTGTCAAGGTTACGAAGCAGATGACGCTATTGGTGTCTGGGCTACCAAGCTAGGAGAAGATAACTATGTTGTAGTCACGGTTGACAAAGACCTAGACATGATACCCGGATATCATTTAGACCCAAAAACAGAGGTTAACGCTAAGAGGCGTTGGCACGTCAATGAGGAACAAGCCGATATATTTTTCTGGAAACAGATGTTGACCGGCGACTCCATTGACAATATTCCGGGTATAGAAGGAATAGGACCAATCAAGGCAGGTAAGATTTTGTCGGGCTTGACAACACCACAAGAACACAAAGAGGTGGTAGTTTCTAAGTATGGTCTTAAATACGGTAACGAGGGTTTCAAGAAGCTTTTGTTCAATGGTAGTCTCCTTCATATCTGGAGGACAAAAGGAGACATTTGGACATTTGACCCAGAAGAATACGAAGAAATCACCAATTCCCACGCCGTTATTGTCTAAGGACAACCTAGGCCACTGGTCATTCCGAAGAAAATTTAGAACTTCGGAGTGGTTTGGGTTTGTCTATTGTATCACAAGAAAAAGTGACGGTAAATTTTACATTGGCAAGAAAGTGTTTAGGTATAACGGATTAAAGAAATCACCTAAATACGGAAAAGAACATTCTTGGAGAACCTATGCGGGTTCGTCTAAAAATCTTAAAGACGATATAAACAAATTAGGAAAAGACGCATTTGAGTTTGAGATAATTGATCTCTACAAAACAAAAGGTGGTCTTTACTACGGAGAGGTTTACCTGCAAATGCTCTCTGACTCTATAACCTCTACCCTTCCTTCGGGGGAGTACGCTTCATATAATCGTGTTATATCAGCAATTAAATTTGTTCCTCACGAAAACGTTTCCTCGGCTACAAAAAAGTATGCTGCTAAAATTAAACGTAAGATCCTTGAAAGGAATAAGAAAAATGGAATACAAAGTAGTTAAATGTTCTGATAGGTATATATTGGAGAGCCAAGTTAATAGTCTTATGCAAAAAGGCTATAAACCTATTAGTGGGGTGTCTTTCTTGGGAGATAATAAATTTTCCCTTGAGAGTTGGACGCAGGCTATGCTAAAGGAGTAAAATGCCCAAGTATAATCAGATTTGCCCCGCTCATGGGGGTAACAGCTTCACAGTCTTTGATGATGGTGGTGGTTACTGTCATAATGCAGAATGTGGAGCAAAGTTTAAATCAGGGTCGTTTGATCCCGATACTGGAGAGGAAATGGGTACCGGAGAATATAAAACAAAGGAGGAATACTCTAAAAAACCAAAGGGTTGGTCTGATCGTAAAGACCCTAAGTTTGCCAAAGCTGTATTTGATGCCTATGACTCGGATAAATACGAGTTGAAGAAAATATCTCTACGAACAATGGAGCTATACAACTGTAAAGTATCCTACTTTGATGATGGAGACCAAGAAGCAGTTTATTATGCCTATAACATTGATGATGGTATTCCAAAAGGCTATAAGAAGAGAGTTCTACCTAAGGATTTCTCTGAAGGCACAGTAGGTGAAATGAAAGGCTTGTTTGGTTGGGGTCTGTTCCCAAACAAGGGTAAGAGGGTAGTAATCACCGAAGGTGAAGACGACTGTATGAAAGTACAAGATGGCAACTACGGCATCTATAAAAGACACTACCCTGTTTACTCTATTCAAAGTTCCGTTGCAACAAAAGACTTAATTGACGTAAGAGAGGAACTCAGGAAGTTTGATGAGATTGTTATCTGGTTTGATAATGACGGACCCGGTCAAAAAGCAACTAAAGAAGCCGCTAAGATACTTGGCTACGACAAGGTTAAAGTTGTTCAGACAGTTGATGGTGTAAAGGATGCTTGCGACTATGCAAAAGAGTATGGCATAGACCACGTAGTTTGGGCTATTGCTGATGCTAGAGAGTATTCTCCTGCTGCTATTCTTAACGGTAAAGACCTCTGGGAAAGGCTAGAGGCATATAACA